CGGGCTGGCGTCAACGCCCTCGGTCGTCTCCAGCTTGAGGAGGACGACCTTGCTGTTCCAATCTTTGATTTCGCCGGGCATGTCTTAAGCCTCCTGCTCGTCGCGGTTCGCCTGGATCGCGGCGACGCGTTCTTCGTTGTTCGATGCGTCGGAAAGGTCGGCCCCCTCGGCGGCGGCAATCGCCTCAAGGTCGGCGACCGTCATTCGGGGGGAAATGCGACGCGCTTCGGCTTCGGCCTCGCGGTCGGCCGCCAGGCGCTTGCCCGCGTCCTCGATCAGCTCGCGCGACACGAGTCCATCGGGGTCCTCCGCCTTGCCGTCACTGGCGAGCGCTTCGGCGCGGAGGCGGCTGTTTACGGGGTAATCGCCGTGCAGCGCGACGCCGGTCTTTTCGTCCAGCTTGGGCGGCGACCATTCGGGGGCATCATCGGCCATGTTCTAGGGCTCCTCGGGGTGAAATAGAGCCCGAAGGATACGGCCGCCCCTGGTGAGCCGAAAGGCTGAAAGCCTAGCCGCGCTATCGCGTCGTGAGGCGGTAACTCGTGAGGAACAGCACCTCGCCCCAAAACAGCCCGTCGCCCATCGCCCGGGGCTGGTATCGCTCATATTGAAGCGGGCCGAGCGCGCCGGGCGGGGTCCATCCCGCGAATGTCAGGATCAACGCCTTGCGGATTTGCTCGGCGAAATCCTTGTCGTCGTGCGCGGCGCGATCCATGCCTATGGCGAACAGCACCGAGACCCGCGTCGCGACCCGCTGGGCATGGCCTCCGATCTGCTTGTTCGTCTCGGCCGCCTCACTCGCGGTCGAAACGAAGGCCATCGGGGGGATGCCCTGGCTCTCCTCGATCGCTTGGGCCGCGTTCTGAATGTCGGTGACGGTCGTGAAATAGTTGAGGCCGGCAACACGATCACGGATTGCGGTGAAGTCCGGGCCGAATGCGTCGGCCGGATCGACCGGGTCGCCGTCGCCCCATGCGAACCGGCCATCGGGCAGCTTTATCCAGTTAGGCACGAATGAGATTCCTTAGAACGGCGATCCACGCCCGGGTTAGTTCGCGACGGTCGTCCGCGTCGACCCCCACGAACGGGCGGGCCGGAAGGTTGGTAACGCGGCCATGAGAGCGCACGTTGACGGTGCGGGGCTCGGGAAGCGGCACCCCGTATGCCGACCGAATGACCCGCGTGTGTCGCACGACAACCGTCTGTCGCCGCGAACCGAACTGGTTTGCTAGAGCCTTCACCGGGTTCTTAAGCCCGTCGCTGCCGATCGTAACTTCGTTCGGCCGAACCTCGTATCGGATCGAGTCGCGTAGATCGCCGGTGTCGGTCAACGTCTTGCCGGCGGGGAGCGGGCCCCGTGGCCCTACCGCCTCGCCCAAGGCGCGCTTACTCTTCGGCCAAGGGATGCCGCCTGGCCCTGCCTCGTTTGTGAAGCGCGCCAGGGTGGACGCCTCCAGAACCGACCCCGCGACCTCAAGCAACGGCTCGGGCCGCCCCCCAAGTTCGCGGACCTTAGCAGCGATCCGCCGGGCGCGCTCAAGCCCGGTTACGTCTACCGTGGCGGAAAAGCCGGCCACTTAGCGGTTGCCGCGCTTCCATGCGGCCGTTTCGCAGTAACCGCCGCCGAACGTCCCCATGTAGCGCCCGAGCGCGCCGCGTCCAAAGGTTGAAGGCTCGCCATCGCCGCTGGTGAGAACTGTTCCGGCCGAAGTGTCGATCGGAGCCGTCGCACCTTCCGGTACGGGGAGGTCAAGGCGCTGGAGCGATAGGTCTTTGAGCTGGTCCCGCACCCGGTCGGCCGCGTCTGTGGCCGCCGCAATCGGCCTGGTCCGAAACAGCCTCTCTCGCGCCAAGTCGCCGACCCAGCTTTTCACTATGCGGGGCACGGTCGAGAGGGGGAGGGCGTAACGCCGGCCGACGTATCCGTTCACGATGTCGGTTGCATCGGCGATAGCCTCCTCGACTTTCGCCTCGTCGACCTCCGGCGCCTGGCCTGGGGAGGCTCGAACCTCATTGGTGATTTGAGCCGTCTCTTGGACGCCGTAGCGCCGGATATATTCTTGCACGGTTAGGTAGGCGGGCATTGCGGGCGCTCCGGTGTTGCGCTCCGATGATACGCCCGAAGCGGGGCCGCGACTAGACCGGCGCACGTTGGTCTAGTCGCGGAGCCCATCGGGGATAAAGATCAGGCGGCGAGAGCCTGCACGGCTGCGACCGAAGCATTGCCCGCGCGCCGGCCGTAACCGATCTTGCCCGGGTCGTTCGGGTGCGTGTTGTCCGATCCGATCCACGCGGCGCGTTCGGTCGCGTCCGCGAACCATCCCAGCCCGGCCGGGCTGCTGTCGAGCCATATACAGCGCTTGTTGCCACCGGCGGCCGCCAGGAACCCGGCCCGGATCGCGTCATGCCGGCTCTGTGGCGTCGTGGTGCCTAGCGTAGTCTGCGGCCCCCATGCGACGATTACGGCGTTCGGCTGTCGCGCCATAACCTCGGCTGTTAGCAACTGCATTTCGGTCTGGCAGTCGGCGTCAACTGCGGTGAAATTGGTATCGTTGACGCTCGTTTGAATGGCGACGAGGTCCTGTTCACCGATGAATGACACGTCGATATCGCCGGCCAACACTCGCTCGCGATAGGTGCCATTTGTCCCGCCTGGGTTTAATAGGCCGGTGCCGCCGTTCGCGCTCTGATTTGGATTCACCACGCCAAAGCGTTCGGCGAAGTAAGTCGCCCAATTAAGTTTCACGCTCTTGGTGCCGCCGCTTAACTGCCCGTTCGCCCAACTGTCGCCGAGGATCGTTATTTTTGCCTCGGGCGAGGCGGGCGCCTTGGTGATCGTATATCCGGCCTCGCAATTGATGCCACGGAACGCGCCGAGGTTGGTCGTGTATACCTCGATAATGCGGCTCGCCCGCGTCGCGAAGGTGAGGCGGACATAACGCCAGTTGCTACTTCCGAAGGTGATATCGCCATCGCTGGCCCGCGCACGAACGCCCGTCGCAACGTCGGTAACGTAGATCACGAAGTTCGCCGCCGATAAGTTCATGCAGAAATCCATGTCGATCGCGCTCGTCATGAACCGCAAGCCTTGACCCGACTGCCCCCTCTTCGCGAGCGTGCTACGGTTGCCCGTCATGCCCTGGCCCTGATACTGATTGCCGGACGGGCCGAGGACAATCTTGCCCGACACGCTCTCAAAGACGGCCAGGTCATTCGCCTGATACATGCCGGAACCATAGCTTATCGTCATGGCTGGATTCACGAGGCTGGCGGCGAAGTCGGCACCTTGCGAGATTGTGGGCAGGGTGCCCATGACGCCGTCTATCGGCGAAATCGCCCGGGCCGCGCTGGCCAAGAGCCTCGCAATCGCAGCGATCGGGGCCACGGCGGAGGCGGAGCGCTTGTTTGCCGGGTAGAGCGTGACGACCCGTTGTTCCCCGCCGCTCGCAATAGTGATCTTGACCGGCACGCCCGCGACGAACGGCGTCGATCCGGCGACTAGGGTCCGGCCGGATAGAGCGACCCGCCCGCCAGCATCATCGACAAGAGAGAGCGTTGCCGCGCTCCCCGGCGTCCTCACGCGCGCCAGGAACGACCCGGCGGCGGCCCCCACGACCGGCGCGGCTTCTGATAGAGAAATGCCAGACTCGACCCGACGCGCGACGAATGAGGCATAGGCGGGACCCACGTCGCCCGGTGCCGACGCCACGGCCATATCGTCCACCAAAATACCGCGCTGCATCATGGCGAGCGCGAACAATTCGTCTGCGTTGCTTGCGGTGATGGGGATAGCCGCTCCAGCCGATACGGCGCCGGAGGAAAGGATTTCGTTGCCGGTCATCTTGAGTTGCATGGTCGTTCCTTATTTCTGGCTTTAGCTTGCCGGGAGGGCGAGGACATCGAATTGAACCCCTGCCGGCGCCACGACGAACGGCACGAGCCCGAGGCCGAGAATCGATTGCGTCCTAAAGCACTTGATCGTTGCGCCCGTGGTCGTGATCGTGCCGACGACCGGGAAACAGGTCGGCACCTGCGTATCGGCGGACGAGACGTAAGGCGTAACCGTGAGCTTGGGAACGCCCGGCATAGCCGGCCACGTCAAGGCGGCCGTGCCAGCGGCCCCTGTAACGCCGGAGACCGTGCGGGAAATGCGCGGGGCTTGATCGTCGGGCCGGCGATAGCGGGGCGAGCTGCCGAGACTGCCGGCCGTTGCCATGTCGGGCGTCGGCGGGCTTTCCGAGGGGAGCGGGATTTGCGCCTGCACCGCCGCGACATCGGCGGTCGTGGCGGGCTTTTCCAGCGAGGTAATCAGTTGAGCCTGCGCCGGGGTCGCCACGGCCAGGGCAGCGAGGGAAAGGAGGTGTCGCATCGCGGTTTCCTTACTTGGTGTCGCCGGAGATAAACGCGGTCGCGCTCGCGGCCTTGGTGAAACAGCTTGTCCCGCTGCTGAAAGCCACCGACACGCCCGCCGAAAGGTATAGCGGCGCGGCGCGGAGGTTGAGGTCGAGCGAACTGTTCGCGGCCAGGAAATAGCACTTGGCGGGCGTTACAGCGCCATCGGCCGGGATCGTGGCGGAGTTGAACACTTGCACCACGCCCGCTGTCGCGCCGCTCACGACGTTAAGGCCGAACAGGTTGCCCGCGCTCGCCTTGAGGATGCGAGCGCCCTCGGCCGCCGTCGAGGCGCTGGGAGCGACGCCGGAGACGCTGGAGCCGTCCGACACGCTCACAACATAGCCTTGGCCCGAGGTGTTGCCCTGCCACGCGTAGGAGTTGGAGCCGCTCACGACACGGGCGACCGAGTTGGTGTGCAAGCCAGGGACGGAGGTCGCTTGCGCGCCGGTGCTGGTCGACGAAACAGTCGCGCCGGTCGTGCTGTTCGCGCCGAAGAGGGACACCTCAAGGTTGGCGCGCGTGTCGAGTTGGAGGTCGCCGCGCTGCCCGTCTGCGAGCGTCGGAGCGGTGGCGTTGTAACGACCGCCGACCTTCACCGGGTTGCCAGCATCAGCGGAACCGCTTGTAACCGACCCTTGCACACCCTGGCCATTCAGGTCGCCAAATGGGCGAATCCAGTTGGTTCCGTCGAATGCAAGTCCGAATGACCGAATTACGGGTGTCGACGTGCTGGTAGGAATCGAGCCGGAGTTCGTAACGGTCATGTCGCTCACGCCGTTTGACAGCGTAACTTGCAGAGCGCCGCGCGCGTTTGTTTGTAGGTCGGTGCGCTGCCCATCGACAACCGTCGGGTTAGTCGAGTTGTAACGGCCGCCAACTTTGACCGGGTTGCCGGTATCGGCCGCGCCCGAAGCGACGGTGCCCTCGACTTGCCGGAGCGTGCTGCCGCCGCCCCCGCCCGTTCCGCCCATCGTAGCGATCGTGCCGTCGGGGTTGACGATG